CCATAACAACAAGTCCTACAGGAAGAAAAGTAAAATATTTAAATAATAGAGATTTATTAGCAGAAATACATAAAAGCAAATGCAGTTTTTCAAGTTTTACAAAGCCCGAATATAATCAACATGACGTTATTTTAACTGGTTTAGATAAAATCAATATAAGAACTATAGCAGAAGCTAAACGAAATAGAGCAAAAAGAATCGGCATAGAAACATTTAATCAAGCTAGATTAAACGGTGATAAAAAGATAAAATTGATTGAGTGTACTCCCGATTATAAAACTATAGATAAAAAAGATGTTATTATACGAATTATGACATATGATCATATTCCGTTATCACCTAGTCGTAAAAAAACAGCAAAGACTACTGCGGATCGTCACGAAAAAGTAAATTTTCCACCTTTCCAGCATTGGAAATTTGATGAGAATGAAGAATTAATTTGTGTTGGTAAAAGCCATTGGAAAGGCTCTATAGATTCCGGAAAGTTTAGTAAAGATCATGGCAGAGTTACAGAAAATCTAGGCAGAATGTATATCAAATTAAGCGAGCGTTATGCACAACGTAGTAATTGGAGAGGCTATACTTATGTTGATGAGATGCGTGGGCAAGCTATCTTACAGTTAAGCCAAATTGGATTACAATTTGATGAATCAAAAAGCGAAAATCCATTCGCTTATTATACTGCTGCAGTAACTAATTCATTTACTCGCGTACTTAATTTAGAAAAGAAAAGTCAAAATATTCGAGATGATTTACTCGAAGTCAACGGATTAACGCCTAGTCTCACTAGACAAACCAAAGAAGAATTCGCTGATGAGGTTGCAAAACAGGCCGAAATTTACAAAAACATCCGTATGCCAAAAAGTCAAGAAAGTGATTTTGCATCAGATGAGGATGAAGATTGATTATTATTTGCAATCCTGTTAAAATAAAACATGGAGTATAATAATGTCACTATTTAAAAAAGTAGCAGCCTTTACAGATCTACACGTCGGTCTCAAGGGTAATAGTCAATTACACCTGCAAGATTGCGAAGAATTTGTAGATTGGTTTATTGAAAAGGCCAAAGATGCCGGTTGCGATACTGGCATCTTTTTAGGTGACTGGCATCATCAGAGAAATTCAATCAATCTAATCACTTTAGATACTAGTGTACGTCTTTTAGAAAAACTCGGAAAAGCTTTTGACCAATTTATTTGGTTTCCCGGCAACCATGATTTATTTTTTAGAGATAAACGTGATGTACATAGTTCTTCCTTCGGACGTCATATTCCTGGAGTGACTGTTATCGATACTGTTACTACTATCGATGATGTCACTTTAGTTCCATGGCTAGTTAAAGAAGAGTGGAAATCTATTTCAAAATCTAAAAGTAGGTATGTTTTCGGCCATCTCGAATTGCCTACATTTATGATGAATGCTATGGTTGCAGCTCCAGACCACGGATTATTGCAGCCTACTCATTTCCGTAATCAGGAACTAGTGTTTAGTGGACATTTCCATAAACGTCAAAATCAAGGAAAGATTTGGTATATCGGTAATGCGTTTCCACATGATTTTGCCGATTCGTGGGACGATGAAAGAGGAATGATGATTATGGAATGGGGTAGAACTCCTGAATTCCACGCTTGGACCGATGCTCCTAAATATCGTTCGATCAAACTCAGTCAACTGATAGAAGATAAAGATAACATTTTAAAATCTAAGATGTATCTCAAAGTTACAGCTGATGTAGAATTAAATTACGAAGAAGCTATCTTTCTAAAAGAGAGTTTTATGGCTGATGAAAATGTGAGAGAATTTAGTATGGTTAGAGATCGTATTAGCTTAGAAGGAGTTGAAGAAACACCAACTGAAGCTACAATACAAAGTGTAGATCAAATTGTAACACAAGAATTACTTAACATTTCAAGCGAACAGTTTAGTTCGGCAACATTATTGGATATTTGGCAACGTCTATGACAAACATTGAACTCGAAAGTATGACACTCAAGAATTTTATGAGTGTCGGTAATCAAACACAATCTATAAATTTTAAAAGCGACTGTTTAACCTTAGTATTAGGAACAAATCTTGACCTCGGAGGTGAAGATACAGGTAGTCGAAATGGAACAGGCAAGACTACTATGATTAATGGATTGAGTTATCTTTTTTTCGGAGAGGCATTATCTCGAATTAAGAAAGAAAACTTAATTAACAAAACTAACGGCAAGAATTTGTTAGCTACTGGATCATTTAAAATCAACGGTGTTCAATATAGGATCGAACGTGGCCGAAAGCCAACATTTCTTAAACTTTATATTAACGATAAAGAACATGTTGGCCGAGATAATGAAGAATCTCAAGGCGATAGTAGAGAAACTCAAAAATATATAGAAAATCTAGTCGGTATGAGTCATACTATGTTTAAACATATTGTTGCTCTCAATACCTACACCGAGCCATTCCTTAGTTTAAAAGCTGCTGATCAGCGCGAAGTTATCGAAGAGCTTATCGGTAGTACAATGTTAAGTACTAAAGCCGAATCATTGAGATTGTTAATTAAGGAAACTAAAGATGCTATCACTACTGAACAAATAAAAATTGATAGTGTTAAAAATGCTAATGAGGGTATACAACGCAGTATCAATTCATTAATTGCAAAGCGTGACTTATGGAACAAAAAGCAAGAAAAGGATCTTGAAGATTATGCTGCAGCGATTGCCGAATTAGAAAGTTTGGATATTTCTGCGGAACTCCAATTACATAACGATTTAAAAGTATGGAAAGATAATAATACTCAGTTACAGAATTTGAAGAAGCAAAAAGCTGGTTCGGATTCGTCATTGATACAAGCTGATAGAAATGTCAAAAGATATACTAATGAATTAGAAAAATTAGCAGACAATAAGTGCCCTCAATGTGATCAAGATTTGCATAATGATACACATGTCACTTTAATTGCCAATACAGAGAAAAATTTATCTGATGCTGTTGATTATTATAATACTGTAAAGAGCAATATCGATGAATTAACTTTGCAAATTAATGCAATCGGTGATATCGGAGTATGTCCTAAGACCTTTTATTCTACTGAGGCAGAAGCGTTAGGACATCAAAATCAATTAATGAATTTAGAGAAAGCATTAATTGATTGTAGTAATCAGGTAAATCCATATACAGATCAAATTGAAGAGCTAGAAAAAACTGCCTTACAGTCTATTTCTTGGGATAAGATCAATGAATTAACGAAATTAAAAGAGCATCAAGACTTTTTACTTAAACTATTAACTAACAAGGATAGTTTTATCCGTAAAAAGATTATCGATCAAAATCTTGCACATCTTAATCATAGACTTAGCTATTATTTGGATAGATTGAAACTTCCGCATTTAGTTAAATTTAAAAATGATTTAGAAGTAGAGATTACAGATTTTGGTAAAGACCTAGACTTCGACAATTTATCTAGAGGCGAACGTAATAGACTTATTTTAAGTATGAGTTTTGCTTTTAGAGATGTTTGGGAAAGTCTATACCAAAGCGTTAACTTGTTATTTGTCGACGAGTTAATGGATTCGGGAATGGACTCTGCCGGTGTTGAAGCAGGACTAAGACTGTTAAAACAAATGGCTAGAGAAGGTGGTAAAAACATTTACTTGATTTCTCATAAAGATGAACTGGTTAGTAGAGTTGACAGTATCTTAAGGGTAGTTAAAGAAAATGGATTTACTTCTTATTCAAATTCAACCGAGCCAGTAGGACTATTATGATAAACAAGTATATAGAATTACATGAAAAATTTATGGAATTACTCGCAGAGTATCATAATAATCACATTTATTTTATAAGGAAGCCGAATACTTATACGTTGCGATTAGTTGCAAAAACGATGAGAGAGCTAAAAAGGCTCACTCGTGAAATGAAAGTTAACAACGTAGAACTTAGTCGTACTTTATTAGAAGAAAAAAGAAAAAGTGTGATAGAAAATAAAATACAAAAGGAGATGAGGAAAAATGAGCGACTTAAACGAATCAACAGTCAATACGACGGAACAGATGGTAACAACACTTAAGACATATGTAGATGAAAATAGTAAGTTTATAAATGGAAATTCAGCGGCAGGAACCCGTGCACGTAAGGCGTTAGCCGAACTTGGCAAACTAGTAAAAGCTCGACGTAATGAAATTACTGCCGAAAAGAATGCACGTAAAATTAATAAAGTAAATTAATTAATGAAAGTACTATTTCACACCCATACTCCTTGTTATTTAGGAACGACCGTTTCTGTAATGAACTATGCAAGATATAATCAAGAAGTATTAGGTAATGAGAGCATTATTTGCTATAATCATGATTTTAAGGGAGAAATGATCAATGGTAACCTTGATAAAGATGTGCTAAAAAAATGGACTGATATATGTGAAGTTAGAAGCACCACTGATGGAAACTATAATGATGTCTGTAAAGATGTCGATGTTGCATATTTTCAAAGAAGTGGCGAGCCAGAACCATTACCGAATACTGCTAGAACTGCTATTCATGCTGTTTTTCAACTTAACACCCCACATGGTGATCGATATGCATATATTTCGGAATGGTTATCTAAAAAAGTAACCGGCGGTGTTGCACCTTGGGTTCCATATATAGTGCAGATGCCGAAGCCTAATCAAGATATGAGAGAATTTTTCGGTATTCCTAAAGATAAAATCATTATCGGTAGATTAGGAAGTTGGAATATTTTTGTCGACGGAATGGAATGGGCATGTCAAGCTATTGTTAATATTGTAAACAAACGGAATGATATTGTTTTCCTATTAGTCAATACTAAAAAGTTTTACGAACATCCTAATATCATTTATGTAAATGGGATTGCAGATGAACAAATAAAATCTAATTTTATAAACACATGTGATGCAATGATACACTCTAGATGGCAAGGAGAAAGTTTCGGAATGGCTATCTGCGAATTTCTATTTCATAATAAGCCAGTACTATCATGGAACGGAGGAGTCGATCAGCATCATATCGATCTTCTAAAAGATACCGGATTATTGTATAATAGCACCGCTGATTTAGAGAATAAATTAGATAATATTAAATCGTTTAATGGCGATTATCATAAAATTGTCGAAAAATTTAATCCTAATAATGTAATGCAGCAGTTTAAATCAGTATTTTTAGATTGATGACTTGGTTCTATCAAGGACAAATAGTTACTGAACTTCCTGAGACCTGTGTTGGTTTTATATATCTTATTACTAACACTATCTCAGGACGTATGTATATTGGCAAAAAACTGGCAAAATTTTCAAAAACAAAATATAAAACAGTTAAACTTAAAAACGGCAAAAAGAAACGTAAAAAAATCAAAGGCACAATAGAATCAGATTGGCAAACATATTACGGTTCCAGTGATGAACTTAATCGAGATATAGAAAAATTAGGCAAAGAAAACTTTCAAAGAGAAATATTACATTATTGTAATAGCAAGGCACAAACTTCATACTTAGAAGCAAAAGAACAATTTGACCGGCGCGTGTTAGAATCCACTGAATATTACAATGGTCATATACGTGTTAGAGTCCACGGCTCACATATACTCAAAAAATAAGGCAAAATAAGCAGTAAGGCTAGCATCGGCTGATATCGGATGCCCATGATAACCACACGAAAGTGATGGGGACGGAAGACTCTGCGCTGCACAGAGGACTCAACTACTATCCTTAACAGGACGAGGATCGCGAATTGCTGCGGTTTAGTTGCTTAAGAAAAGAATTCAGGCACAAAGAAGGGAGAAAAACCCTACGTTGTTACATAAGACTAGCGTTTGTGTAATAGCCGCCGTCATATAAAGACGCTGCTCGAGGTACCGGATGACCGCCTCTGTAATGCAGTAACGCTAGTGGCTGTGATACTCAGATAATCTACAGTTTTTTGCCCGGCAACGGGCAAAGCATGGCTGCTTTATCTAGATAATCATTAAAAAAAAGAAAATGCTTCGAGCTGATAAGCGAAGAAGCAGGTGAGCTCTTGCTCACCTTTCGCATAAATAAATTATAGTGTGGAAAAATAAATGAGATTAACTGATGTATTATCGAAAAATGAGTTAAGAACTTTAAGAGAAGCAGATAATGCGCTAGTACCTGCAGGTGGAAGAAAAATAACAGGTGGAGCAATAGTACCTGCAAATAAAGCAAATGATCCTCGTTCCGGAGAATTCCTTGGAGGAAGTTCTACAAATCCATCAGGCAATCAAAGTAATATGCAGTATCAAGTGCCTAATACTCAGAATCCTAACGGAATTAATCCGGCTAACTGGTTTAAACCTCAAAATCCTAATGCTGTAAAGATTAATCAAACTCCACCACCTGGTCAAACAACTCAAGCAGGTCCTACTGGGGCAACTCCACCACCTGGTCAAACAACTCAAGCAGGTCCTACTGGGGCAACTCCACCACCTGGTCAAACAACTCAAGCAGGTCCTACTGGGGCAACAACAACTC